AAGCCATAAAAAACGGGCTATTAGTTAAAGACATATTATTATTTCTCCGTTATGCAAATGCCAAAGAAGGTGAACCTAAAAGAACTGTTCCTGTAACTTGGACATAATAAGGAACAATATCTACTGCATTTGCAGCTGTAGATAAAGTAATACCAGAACCACCTACACTTTTATATTCAGAACTTAATGATAATGTTCTATTACCTGTTGCATCTTGAATAAATACAAATGTTCCTGCCATGCCACCTGCTTCAGTTGTTGGATTACCTAATGTAAGATTACCATCTAATGTCCAAACAAAACTATTATAAGTACTAAAATCTGGTGTAGTTGTTGCATTAACAGATACAGTATGTACAGAACCAATAACATTTCCTGTTAATGTTCCACCTGCTAATGGTAAATGATTAGCAATACTAGTTGCCATTGTACTAGATACATTAGCAATACTTGTAGCCATTGTTGCACTTAATGCTGTAAGATTAGTATTTGTATTATCTATACTAGTTGCTACTGTTGCTGATAATGCAGTAATTGCACTTGCTTGATTATCAATACTAGTTGCCATTGTTGCAGATAAAGCAGTTAGATTAATATTTGTATTATTAATGCTAGTTGCCATTGTTGCAGATACTGCAGCAAGTTCTGCATCTGTAGGTACACCTGATGTAGAAATAACTCTACTTGCATTAATATCAATACCTGTTCCTGCAGTATATACAAGAGCAGAACTAAATTGTACAAAAGTAATATCTGTAGTGCCAAAGGTAATCTCACCAATGTTATTACATACATAGGCTTCACCTGCACCTTCAGTTCCTTCTTGTACATAAAAATAAGAACCGCCATCAAGACCATCATTAGTTGCAGGTGCATAACTATCAGCGTCTGTTGCACGTGTAAGAACCCAGTTAGTAGAAACAGAACCTGTATCAGTTACTGTATATACACCGTTTTGTGTAGCATCTGTTTGGTTGTAAATAAGAACACGGTCAGATGTATTAAGAGTTACACCATCAATAACAAGAGCAGCCTGTGTACCTGCATTAGTAAGTGTTGCGCCTACACCTGCTGTACCATTATTATAAGTAGCATTAAGATTACCTGCACTGTCAGGGCTTTCTACACGAACTGGTGAATGAAAGTGAATAGCAGCAGCAGTAAGATTATCTACATATTGCTTTGTTGCTGCTTCAAGATTAGCAGAAGGATTACCGGGCAAAGTAATTGCACCTGTCATAGTACCACCTGCAAGTGGCAAATGATTAGCAATAGATGTTGCTAATGTTGCACTTAGTGCAGTTACATTAGAATTAGTATTGTCAATAGATGTTGCTAGTGTTGCGCTTAATGCAGTTATATTAGAATTAGTATTGTCAATAGATGTTGCCATTGTTGATGACACACCAGCAATTACATTATTAATAGAAGTAATTGTAGGACCAACAAAAGATGTAGCACTAACTGTACCACTTACTTGAACACCATATGGAAAATCCGCATCCTGTCCATCAGTAAGAGTAAGCATAGAAAATGAACCAGTATTGGTTAAACGTATATCATTACTTTGTACAAAAAGACTTCCAGTTCCGCTTTCAGTAATTAAAGAATTAGAACCATTATGCTGAATAGTTAAATCTTTATCTGTACCAAAATGTAAAGGAATATTATCTGCAAAAGTTGCGCTACCATTTACAATAAGATTATTACTTACATTAATAGTTGTTGCGCTTACTGTACCAAATTCTTGATTAGCAAATAAAGCAAGCGTACCAGAACCTGTAATACCTGTAGTCGTTACACCATTTTCTGTAAGATAAATACCTGTACCAGTATTAAGTGCAGTCATTGTACCTGCACCTGCAAGACCTGTAATATTAGAACCATCACCATAAAGGAATGTTGCACTTACAATACTAGTAGTAATATTCTTTGAAATAACAGGACCTGCTGCTGTAAATGTTCCTGAAATATTTAAATCATTTGAAATAGAAGTAGTACCATCAACATGCATTGTTCCTGCTACACTAACATTTCCTGCTACATTCAATGCACCACTAACAGATACATTATTTTCTACATAAAGAGAAGAACCTGAAAGAGTTCCACCAACAAATGCAGCAGCACTAATAGTTGTTGTAGCAGTTACATCTGTAATACGACCTTGTGCATCAACAGTAAAAGTAGATCCACCTGTATAAGTTCCTGCAGATACAGAAGTATTTTCTAAAGCAAATGTAGGATTACCTGCTGTACCATCAGCATTAGTAACACTAATACCAGTAGAACCTGTAAGTGTTCTTCCTACTACAGTACCTGCATTACCTACTGCTACACCAGTAATATTAGAAATATCTGTTATTGCATTAATTTGTTCAGCAGTTTTTGTAATGGCTGTACCATTTAATTGTAAAGTACCATTAATATTTACTGCAGCATTAGAAATTTGTAAAGCAGAGTTAGTTCCATCACCATCTTGGATAGTTCTTACTGTGCCATCAATTCCTGAATTAGCTACACTTGTTTGTATTTGAAGCAAATCTTTATAAGTACTTGCAATTGTTTTACCAGTTAAACTTGCCATTACACTAAATTCCAATATCCAGTTTCATTTTCCCATTCCGTGGTTGCATTTTCCCACGTTACATTTCTATCACCATTATATTCAGGACGAGCATCTTTAATATAATACCGTTCATCTATACGTGGTGATCTATTCTGTGGATGATTTTTTAAATCAAACTGACCTTCAAAATCAGTTGGACAAACCATCATACCATAACTATTCTTTTTTAATTGGTTTAATTTATATCTAAAACCACATGTATCACATATACCAAAAACATTTTTTCTTCCTGCCATTATACCATAATCCTTGGTTTAAGCAAAAGGTTTGTTCGTTCTCTGTCTTGTTCCATTGCACGAAGCATACGCTCTTCATACTCTGTCTTTAGCATATTAATACGGTTCATATCTACACCGGGACGTTTTATTGCCATATTGTATGCAAGACCTGCTGTAAGACATGGAAGAAACTTACGTGATATGTCTGCAGTTTCTACAGCAGATTTATTTACATCTTGAAGATATGTAAATGTTTCTACCTTGATTGTGTCTGTTGAGTTTTCAGGAATAGGCCAAAGATACATTGTAGCAAAGTCACGCCCATTACGAATAGCATATTGTGTAGTACGACCTGTCTGCCCTTTATTAGGGATCTTCATATACTCTTCCATAGAAATCCGTTGAAGTTGAATATCACGGTTATCCCTATTATGTACTGCTTCTAACACATCAACTGTTGCACTAGAAAAAGCATAGGCAGTAACACTGGTTGTTAAAGACACAGTTGATGTTCCAATAGACCACAACATTACACCACGGTTTTGCCAATCTTGTAATAGCAAATTGATGGAGCGTCTTGCAGACTTAGGTTCATGCCCAAGTGTCTGCTCTCCACCAATCATTTCACTTGCTTCTTGAATAACTTCGTCAATATCCATTGAGAAGTTATATGTACCTGACGATGCCATTAGTATAACCTATTCTTTCTCTGCATTGATTGGGCTGTACGCTTTACGCCATTCTTTTTGCCAATAGTTTTCTTCATTAACCTTTTTTTCATAGGTGTTTTTGTTATCTGTTGGCTTATGTTTGAACGACTGATAGACATTTTTAATAAAGACAGTTATGCCCAACCATTCCACCTTTTTTATATTTCTTCATAGAACCACCAGCACTACGCTTATATGTATATCCTTTAGGTCCTGCAGTATTTGATCCTGACATGCCTGTGGTTTGATCATTACCATATGGATCTTTTATAGTTTTTTTCTTAGCTTTTGGTTTAGCCATTCCTGCTTTATTCATCATGATTATTTACTCCCTAATTTTTTATGTGTTTGAGTTTTTGGTGGACTTTTCTTGCTCCCACTCGGACCAGCCCAAAGAACTTTATCAGCCCAGTAAGCAGCAGACATTTTACCTTTTGATATGTTTTTTGCATGACGTGACTTAAACGACTTCCTAGCTGTAGGCGAGTAATTATGTCCATAACCTTTTTGACCAAAGTGGATAAGACGAATATTGTCACCCTCTTTAGCCAAGACCATACCTTTTTTATTTGGTCTATTAGACCTTTTAGGTTTATTGAACCCTGCGAATTTTGTTCCACGATATTCTATTCCCCCTGATGGTAATCTTTTAACTCCCGGATACTTACTCATTTTACTTTCCTATATGTTCTGACTTTTTTTGCGATAGTCTTAGGCTGTTTAACGAATTGTTTTCCCTGCTTAGATCCTTTTCTTTTAGCTGCTGAAGTCTGCGCATATTCTTTTGAGGATAGTGCTTTGATCGCTTTTGCTGGTAAGTAACGCTCACCTGTTGCTTTTGGACCTTGAGTAGATGGTTTACCACTTTTGGTTCTCCACTTTTGTTTTGTCCAAGCCTGTAAACTCCTTTGTGATTTTTTTAATGCCATGCCTAATTCCTTATTATATCATTATATTCTTTCGCTTGCAATCCTTCCATAATGGAACATTAACCAAAACCAAGCAGCAATATGATATTGACACAGTATCATTAATGTGCTAAGTAAAATTATTTCAAATGTATCTAATAAAAAGTATTTCATATTGGTATTATAACATACCACGTGCCTTTAGTCCAACATAAATTACTATACCTAAAAATCCTATTCCTGCTATAATTGCAGCACTTAAAACAATTGTTTCTAATAGTTGTTGTCTTTTCCTTTGTGCTTCTTCTTGTGCCTCTATTCTTGCCTTACGTGCTTCTGCCTGAAACTTTTGCCAATCATTCCATAATCCCGGACGACCAACATATAACATAATTTGTCTTAACTCTTCTTCTTTTTCTTTAATAACTTCTAATGCCATAAACTCTTCAAAGTCATTACCTTTATAAAATGGACTATTCTTTTTATTTGATACTTTTTTCTGTAAAGTTTCTTTACCATCTACAAACTGAGCAATCTGACTGCCTACACTGGCTATGTCACGCCCATTAGATACTGCCTGTTTAATAACTTGGAATGCTGCGTTAGCAGCGGCTAATTCTGCTAACATTTAATACACCTGTACTGAGCCTTTCTTTAAGTATTTAGGTACACAATATGCGGTAACACGATCTCGTTCATCCACCCAATCACGATAGGTGTAGCTTCCATAACGTCTTGACACTTCACTGGCATAGAAGTTGCAGTCCGTAATACTGCGGAAATACATGTCTCCACTAGCAAGGTAGCGGCTTTCTCCAGTTCCGATGT